TCTGAAAATAACAGAGAGGCAACCTGGGACTGGTATACCTCTACTGCTTATACAAGGCTTTCCCCTGGTGGAGGCATATTAGTTATTTTAACTAGATGGCACGATGATGATCTAGCAGGCAGGTTGTTGCAAGCCACTGAAAGCGGCGCAGATAATTGGGAAGTAGTTAAATACCCAGCTATAGCAGAAGAAGATGAAGAGTTCCGTGCAACGGGCGAACCTCTGCACCCCGAACGTTATAATGTAGAATCCTTAGAAATGATACAAAGAGCTATTGGCCCCAGGGACTGGAGTGCTCTGTATCAACAAAACCCAGTATCAGATGAAGGTGATTATTTCACTAGAGATATGATCCAATATTATGAATCTGACGAAATTGATTATGATAAGATGCGTTACTATTGTGCGTGGGACTTGGCTATAGGACAAAGAGACAGAAATGATTACTCTGTTGGTATGATGGTAGGGATTGATGAGTATGATAACATGTACGTAGTTGATGCAATTCGTGGCAGATACGACGGGTTTGAGTTAGTAGAAAAAATATTAGATTTCTATGAAATGTGGAGACCTGGTATTATTGGGATAGAAAAAGGACACATAGAAATGGCTATTGGTCCCTTTCTACAAAAACGTGTAGCAGAACGTAAATTACATTCTGCATATTTTAAAGATTTAAAAGTAGGACGACGTGATAAAGAAGCTAGAGCTAGAGCTATCCAAGGTAGGATGCAACAAGGTAGGGTTTTTGTACCACAAGACGCAGTTTGGACTGGGCCTTTGGTGGCTGAACTTTTGCGTTTTCCTAACGGCGTGCATGATGACCAGGTTGATGCTTTGGCCTGGGTTGGTTTAATGATGACGGAATACGCAAGTTTTTATGAAGCACCAGAACATATACCTTCTTGGCGAGATAGGTTAGAATTAGTGGCAAAAGGACCGAAAAAGAAATCGGCAATGAGCGCATAATATGGCATATAGTAAAAAACCAAGTAAAAAAATTAAAGACGCAGAAGAGTTAACGTTAGCAAAAACACAATGGAATGCATACACACGTGCGCGAGATCACGGCCATGATGAATATATACAGATAGCAAAAAAATGCGACGCCTATTATAGAGGCGACCAGTGGGACGATTTTGATATGCAGTCTCTAGATGACCAAGGTCGACCTGCTTTAACTATTAACACTATTCTTCCAACTATAAATGCAGTATTAGCAGAGCAGAGTTCAAAAAAAGCTGACATACATTTTAAACCTAGGGGCGGCGGGGACCAAGAAATAGCCGACGTTCTAACACAGGTTTATGCCTATATTGCAGACTACAACAAGTTAGATTGGATAGAGTCTCAAGTTTTTCAAGATGGCCTTATACAAGATCGCGGATATTTTGATATCAGAATTGATTTTACTGAGCACGTTCAAGGCGAAGTAAGTATAGAAGCAAAAGACCCTTTAGATATTCTTATAGACCCAGATGCAAAACATTATGACCCAAAAACCTGGACTGAAATATTCGAAACAAAATGGATGAGCCTAGACGAAATAGAAGAAACCTACGGACAGAACAAAGCAGATAAATTAAGAATGTTAGCAGAAACAGGTACAACACTTGGCGCTGACTCTATGGAGTTTGAGGAGTCTAGGTTTGGAGATACTGATGAATATAATTACGGACAACAATATCCAGGAGATCCAGAGAACGCACGAATGCTTAGGTCTATTAGGGTTATAGAAAGACAATACTATAAATTAGATGATGCTATGTTTTACGTTGACCCTGTTACTGGCGACAAAAGAAAAGTTCCTAATCACTGGACAAAAAAGAAAAGAGAAACATTTGCAGACGAGTACGCGTTAGAGATTATGGAGAAAAAAATTCGACGAGTCCGTTGGACCGTGACCGCTGACACTGTAGTGTTATTCGATGATTACTCTCCGTATGACCATTTTACTATCGTACCGTACTTTCCGTATTTCCGTAGAGGTAAACCTTTTGGAATGGTACGAAACCTACTATCACCACAAGAACAACTTAACAAGATATCTTCACAAGAATTACATATAGTAAACACAACTGCTAATAGTGGTTGGATTGTAGAATCAGGTTCTTTATCTGGTATGACAGCTGATGACCTAGAAGAACACGGAGCAGAAACAGGTTTAGTATTAGAATTTAATAGGGGCTCTACCCCTCCAGGTAAAATACCACCAAATCAAATACCTACTGGTTTAGATAGAATCGCACAAAAAGCTTCTGCAAATATTAAACAGATAAGTGGGATTGGCGATGCTATGCTTGGTCAAACCAGCCCAGAACTTTCTGGAGTAGCAATCAAAAATTTACAGAATAGCGGATCTTTAATGCTACAAGTACCTTTAGATAATTTAGCAAAGACTAGACAATACTTAGCAGAAAAAGTTTTACACATGATACAGGCTTATTATACAGAAGAGCGCGTAATACAAATTACAGACGAGTCTGATCCATTTAAACCTAGGAACAAGTTAAAAGTAAACCAAATGACTCCTGCAGGCGAGATTATAAATGACCTTACTTTAGGAGACTATGATGTTGTAGTCGGCACGGCTCCAGCTAGGGATAACTTTGATGAGATGCAGTTTGCTGAAGCTATTGAACTTAGAAGTGCTGGGGTACCAATCCCAGATGATTTAATTGTTGAATATTCACATCTATCTCGTAAAGCTGATATTGCAGAAAGAATCAGACAGATGCAGGGCACCGCTCCTCCAACAGAAGAACAAGTACAATTACAACAATTCCAAATGGAATCTCAGATCAGAAGCACGCAGCTTGAGATAGCTAAACTAGAAGCTGAAGTCGCTAGATTACAAACTGAAGCACAGCTTAACCAAGCAAAAACCCAAGCAACTGCTGCTGATCCACAGTTGAAGGTTGCTGAATTACAGAGTAAAATTCAAACTAAGACTGAGGAACTTCAATTACGTGAAAGGTTATCACAACTAACTAACGAAATGAGAAAGAACCAAAGTGATACTGCAGCTGCTGCTAAAATGGCTGCTGCAGCCATGAAACCTACAGGAGGTAATTAATATGGCTAAAAATAAAAAAACTGAAGCCCCTACAGCAGATGACAAGATATTGTTTGACGCTATGCCAGGGTCGGATGCAAAAACTGAAGAAGACGCAAAAGGATTTGAAGTTGATATGAACTTTGACACACCTGACGAAGAAGTAGAATTTCCCAAGGAGGACGAAATTGAAGAAGTCGAAGAACTTAAAGCTGAAGAAGAACCAGTTGAAGAGCCTGAAGAGGAAGCAGAAGAGGAAGTCCTTGAAGCAACAGACGAAAGTGAAGAAGATACAGGAGAAGAAACAGTACTGGCAGAAGATGAAGGAGATACACAACAACCTACTGAACCAGTACAGGAACGACCTGAAGAGCCAAAAGAACCTATGATTCCAAAGTCTAGGTTTGATGAAGTCCTAGCAAAACAAAAAGCACTAGCTAAAAGAGTAGAAGAGTTATCTAACCCTATTGAAAAAATAGACAAAGCTCCAGAGTTCGACTTTGAAGCAAAAGAGTTAGAGTATCAAGACATGATTTTAAATGGCCAACCTACTGACGCTGCAAAAATAAGAGCAGAAATACGAGCAGCTGAAAAACAAACAATGATGTTTGAAGTGCAAAATCAAATGGGCCAGACTGTGCAACAAAGTACAGAAACTATGCGTCTGCAACAAAAAGCAGCCGAAGTTGCAGAGAACAATCCTATTTTAGACGAAGGCAGCCCTCAGTATGATGAAGTTAAAACTCAAGAAGTGTTAGGTTTAAGAGATGCTTATATTATCCAAGGCTATGAAGGCGCAGATGCTTTACAAAAAGCAGTAGATTTATTGATGCCTACTAGTATTGATCCGGCGCCTATAAACGCACCGGACTCTGTACAACAGCAAGTAGCTCAGAAAAAACAAGTAGCTAATACTAAAAATAAATTAAAAGCAGCTGAAAAACAACCACCAGCTTTAAAAGGTAAAAATAAAGTAGAGAAAAAATTTGATGTAAGCACTATGTCAGTAGATGAGTTCGATGCTTTGC